AGGATCTGTCACTGGTGCTGTACAAGCATTAATGCCGAAGGAAATGAAACAGATTAGGAGAACCCCAAACGACATTTCCTTTATCGTCAAACCCTTGATCCTTTGAAGTAAGTTTGTCACCATATAAATGTATTTCTGAAACAATACGATTGCCTCGTTCACCGAGGCATCTCGTACTATCTAGTTTACCATGCCACGATTCATCGTGAAACGTAAACATCATATCACATTCTTCATGTCTTGTCAAGTCAAGGCGATAGTTCTCCATGATACCTGTCGTGGAGGACGTTTGTACCCATTTATGTCTTTTATGTCTATATGGATTATGCTCTTGAGATCTATAAAAGTTCCTTGAAACAAAAAAATCCCCTTCTTTTTCCCATATTATCTCACATTGTGAAAAACAATGGGGATTACTTTGTGCTTGCTGTCTGTTGTGCCAATGACCTAAAAGATAGTCATCAATCGTCATAAATTAAACATTCTGGTTCATCAGGATGTAAGTCACAGAAAATTTCTAGTGCATTAGGATCATGATGATCTCCTGCTTCGATTTCTGCCTTATGATGCTCTGCATACTCTTCAAGTTCATGAAGTTCTGCTTTTGCATGTCTGCGTGCTGCAGGTGATGACATTGGATTTTCGATTAGATCTTTGTCGTATTGGATGTGTTGTTCTATTGTTTTCATATTGTACCTCTTTGATACAGAACTATTTATCTTAAAATTGAGTCTTTCATCAATTCTAAGTCTGTATTCATTATATCTTCAGTCATTGAATGCGTCAAGGTCTTTATCAGGTAACGCCCACTATACTTACGATCAATACTTGTACTTCTTCCAAATCCACCACCAGACTTAGCAATACTAGGAATTATAATGTCAATACCAGAACCAGGATACAAATCTAAATTACCAGGTATTCTGATTTTAAGATTGATATGATTGAGTGTTGCTTTCCGTATATACCTGTACGCTTGTAGTTCTGCAAGTTGCTCATAAGACGCTTGAGGATTATTCTGAAACTTAGGGTCAAATGATTGATTAGGCAAACCACAGTATCTAATTCTTTTCGGTTTGTACATATGATTTCTAACATCAGTATCCATATTAACCAATGGATTTACAGATTTACCTGCGTTTAAATGTGCCATTCTTGGCCATATATCTTCAAGACTATAATTATATGCTGTGCTTGACATATCTTTACTCAATCCCATCTTAGATGATGTAATTGATACAGGATCAAATCCAACACTATAACCAGAATATATCCCATGTCTCAAGTTTGTCATAGTTGTTGCCTCATCAGGAAATACAACTGAGTCAATCAAGAACTGATTATCAATAGGACTTTCTGTATTTTTTATATCATGAACATATTGATACATCTTTGCTTGTCCTGTGATAGGACTTGTTTCAGAGTTTTCCCTTTGTTTTTCTATGTCCTCAATCATTTTATCATATGATTTTGCATGAAATCCCAGAGAATTTTCAAAGAATACAAAACCATTCTGTAAACTACCACCTTTTTGTGATTTACGAATAGTTCTTAACAAGACCCAAGGTATAACATCAAATGGTCTCCAATTAGGTGCAATAAATGAATGTTCATTTAGTGTTTCCTCAGTAAAAAGTCTTTTTGAAGATCCAATATAATTTTTATCTTTTACTAATGTCTCAATAATATTTTCTGCTTTTGCATTATTATTAAATATAACCTCTGAATTACCAAACACATTGACAGATTCATTCTTCATGAACTCGTCACTATAACATTTAATAAAATATACTTCATTAGTTTGTCCTGCTCTTATCCTATCATATATCCCATATGACCTAAAGTAATATGTTCTATCTACTGGAAAACTTTGTATTTCTAACTTGAATACTTCTGTGCCTGTTAATGCACCCATTAAACCTGCTGCATCTTCAAATATAAACTCAGCTTCCATTGTATGCAATTCTATAGATTCATATATCTCCCAACCTCTACAAAAAGTTATTAGATCAAATGCACCTTCTTTGTTCTGTAATCTTTCACCATCTCTATACATGCTAAGACGATACTGTGCCTCACCAGGTCTGGATATTTGTATAGAACTTTTTCTTATTGTACTTGGCATAATTTAACCCATGACAGATTGGTTTTGGTTTCCTCTAGCACCAGAACCTCGTTTATTCTGAGCTTTTACTTTTTCTACCATTGATCTAGCAGCTTTCTGCATCTGAAGAACTTTTTGGTTCTCAGACTTAACCGTTGCTTGAACTCCACTATTATGTGCTTGAACTGCTGCTAATGCTGTTTGAATAGTTACTTGAATCTTTTCATGCATAGCATTAGTAGCATGAACTCTCTCCTTTGCTGCTTTTTTATTGTAGTAATCTCTTTGTTTATCATCAGAGTTAGTATTTGATCCTGCACCTTGTGCTTGACTTACAGGAGATTGAGTCTTAGGTGCTTTAGATATTAAACTTTCACCATCTTTTTTGCTAGTTGAGAATGCTACACCTTTATTTCTTTCCTGTTGATTATTCTTTCTCTGGGTAGCCTCACTGTCTGTGATACCCATATTTTTCTTAGCATAGAAATCTGTAGCAGATTTACCATCATCTTTAGTATATAAACTATTGCCAATCTTAAAGTTAGTTGAGAAAGAGAATTTATCATCATTATTAAACAGAGGAGTTTTTGTAAACAGGTCACCATCAATTAAATTCATATAGTTAGTTGCCTGTTCTTCGTTTGCACCTTTTTTGTATAAGAAGTTAGTTAGTCCTTCATTATCTTGTGCTAATGCAAAGGCATCTAAACCTTTCTTCTGATCACTAGATTTCATAAAAGCATCACTAATTTTAGTGTTCTCTCCTTTGCTAAGTAAATCCATAAAGAAATTACCACCAAAATCAGATTTTTTTGCACCTTTATCTGCAGCATCTGCTTGATTTAATACCTTCCTAATGTTTAATGCAGCATCACCTACAGATCCATCACCACCTTCTAGTGCATTCTTCATTATAGTCCTTTGACTATTTGCTACTGCCTGTTGTGAACCTACACCTGTAGTTTCTTCAGGTGTTTTAGGAGCAACTCCAACACCAATAGAATCTGGATATCCATACTTAGAAGGTCCTTTCTTTTCTTTCTGACCTGCATACCACATACCCCACTTATCGTATATAACTTGTACAATCTTAAATGTATCAATCTGACCTCTTAAGAAGTCAGCAAGGTTTCTTAATCTTGCACCATAATCACCTGATCTATAGTCAGCAATGTTTAATCCCAATCCTTGAGAGTGGAAAGGTCCTCCACCTACAGGTTGTCTTCCACTAGGATCATATCCTTTTTCGTTTGCTTTATTTTCTTTGTTAAATTTATTATTTCTAAAATTAGGATGACCATATACTGTCATTCCTCTACTCAACATTTGTCTACCAAGGATCTTGGCAGCTCTAGGACCTCCATCTGGATCAGTGACACCCATTCCACCAGAGTAACCAGGATGATTAGCAGCATCTGCGATACGACCTGTACCTGCCTGTGTTCCCATGCCACTTATCATTTCTCCAATACTACCTGCAGTTCCATTGAAGTATGAGTTCATGAAACCACCAATAGCAGCTCCTGTCTTACCACCAATTAGATCTGCTATTGTACCACCAAAGTTTCCTGCAATATCTCTAAATTTAGATGCCCAGTTTCCGTCTCCTTTTAATATGTCACCTATTCCCATTGCAGTATTGATCCAACCACCTGCCTTAGATCCACCTAAGAAATTACCTGCAACACCACCAATACCTTTTATGATATCCCAACCAGTTGCCTTACCATTTTCACCACTACCACCACCTTGGAATATACCCATGATATTACCAATCGAAGCACCAGCTTGCTCATTACCAAACATCCTACCTATCATAGCAGCACCACTGGTTTGACCATCACCCTTAGTCAAGAAGTTTCCGATCTGACCCCATAAACCAGGTTTCTTAGTTGGTGAGTTAGTTTGTCCTCCTACTGGTTTACCATCCCATGCACTTGGCCATCCACTACCATGCGTACCAGTTCCAAATCCACCATCTCTACCTGTTCCAAAGTTTGCTTGAGTACCCATCCTTTGAGCACCACCCCAAGTTCTACCTTTTAATAGATTACCTGCACCTTTAAATAAACCACCTATGAACATCTCAGGAGGCATTGCACCTGACATACCCAAACCTGCAGCTGCTGCTTCATTATAAGCTGTTAAATATGGATTTGCTCTTGTTGCAGCATTATTGATAGGTATTACATATCCACCACCCTTTTTGTCACCCACGACTTTTTCAGTACCATGACCAATGAATGATGTACTTTTACCTCCATCCATTGAAACTGGATAACCAGTATCAGGACCTCTAATCAGACCACCCTGCTGTGGTACAATTCTTCCTATATTTGCCTTACCTATAGGTCCTCCCATTTTTCTTTCTGGGACTTCTTCTTCTCCTTCTTCTTCTCCTCCCTCTTCTGCTGCCTCAGCATCACCACCCATCACCATAGAACCTACAGTGAGTATACCACCAGTGATTAATGCACCTTTTGTAAATCCTGGTGCTCTGCGTAAGAATTTTGAACCTCCTAGTCCTCCTCCATGTTTAAGTGCTTTTAAACCTCTTCTTGCTCTTAGTGCGTTTCTAAAATTAAACAGTGCATTATTAAAACCTTTGAAGATCATACCAATCTCCTTCATAGTTTTACCTATCCTAAGAGGATTTAACCACTTAAGTCCTACAACTATGGCACCAAACGCTACTATACCCTTGGCAAACGCAAGCACTCTTTGCCAAGTGCTCATATTTTCACCACCCCTCAATGCTTTTGCAAGACTATTGATACCTGTAACAAAAGCACTAGCAATAAACGAACTAATTGCCTTGAATACTCCATATATTATTTTAAACGTATTTACTATCGTTTTTTGATTTTTCTCATCTGCCAACCATTTCAAGACAGGTATTCCAATTAACATTTTGAAGAGAGCACCAAGCATCTGCAACAAACCTTTTAGGAAATTAGGTGCTTTAAATGCTTCTAATAATTTTCCTACAAATGTAAATTTTTGTTTTTTGACTTCTGTATATTCTGGTTCAAATTCTGTTGATTTCTTTGCTAGTGCTTTTGCACGTGCTATTTCTATCGCTTCTATCTTAACAAGACTCCCTGCTATACCATTAACTACTCCACCAAGTTGGTTTATTGCTTCAACTTGTTTTGTTTGTATACCTATAGTTGCCTTTTCTTGTTTCTTTGCATCACTAGCCGCAGCTATCCCTGTTGTAGAGACAAACTTGTAAATATTAATTTTGGTTGGTGAGACGTTCATACTTAGTATTTATTGCCCTCCAACAGGAACTGCTACTTTAATAGGAGTCAATTTCTCAATAATCATAGGCATAGGAATAAACTCTAACTGAGATTGCATCGCATATGCTTTTGACATTGAATTTGATTTACTATCTAAGTGATTACTACGTGAGTTTGTACCTCTATTAGTAAATATACCCAATGCCTCAGGTTTAACACCTAATTCAGGTGCCATACCTCGAATACCCTCCATAATAGCATTAGGTCCACCACCTGATATCATACCAGTCACTGTCTTAAATATACCACCAAATCCCATTCTCTCTGCTACATCACCAAACAAACTCAATGGAGAGAATCCTGCACCATCCATACCTGTCACTCCGAATGATCCTAATATACCACCTAAACCAGGTATTCCACTTATTATACCTCCTATTCCAGGAAATTTATTCATAAATCCACCAATACCACCTAAGAAGTCTTGGAAACCTTGAGGTAAGAAACTGGTAAGACTACCTAGAGCACCAGATATACCACCAGTCATAAATCCACCTATTGCTTTACCAAATGGATTATTAGACATGAAATTACCAAAGGCAGAATCAGCACCAAAAGTTTTAGGGAAGAATCCACCTAATGCACCTAGACCACCAGTGATACCTCCCATGATATCACCAGACGCAAATGCAGATACAGCATTCGCTGCTTGCATGAATGGCATAATTGGTGCTAATGCAGGGATAAATGGTGCTGCTACACTTAAGATAGGCATAGCAACCTTTGCTATAGAACCTACAACGTTAGTTACAGTATTAACAACACCTTTTACAACATTAGTGACACCTTTAAATATCCTTTTAACAAATCCAAAAAGGTATTCTGGTGGTCTATATCCACCTTCTTCAAATCCAAACTTCCACCAAGGTTTTTTCTTTGCAGAATGACCAGTAGCGTGTCTACTTACTACATCGGTAGATTTAGAACCCATACCAAAACTTCCATCTGGCACTGTATCAAGTACTGATTTAGGTTGATCTTTTGACGAACCAACAGAGTGTCTTGATATTATATCAGTAGATTTAGAACCTATACCAAAGGCTCCATCTGGCATTGTATCACCATATCTATCATTATCAGATTCTACACCTAAGTACTTGTTCATAGGTATAAAAGGCATTGTCTCATAGGACAATCCTCTATCTTTTACAGTTGATAGGGGATTATGTTTCTTACCAAATTTTCTTTCATATGGACTTAACCTCTTTTTCTTAATGCCAAAAGCACCTTCGGGCATTGTATCACCATATCTTTCATTGTCAGATTCTACACCTTTATAATCTTCAGCAGGTACAAAAGGCATTGTATCATAACTCTGTCCTTCTTTCGGAGAAGGTTTGAGTTTCTTTGTTCCTGATGTACTATCACCTGCCTCTTTTTCCTCTTTACTTGCAACACCAACCATTGCCTGACCTTCGGTCTTTTCTCCTTCAGAAACAGGATCAGATTTAAAGAATGATTTGTGAAGTAATGGTAGAGTATTCTTAAATCCGAAACCATCCATAAACCAAGCAATGTTCGGGACTTCTTTACCCATTAAGAATCCTATAGGACCTAGCATTGCTTTTATAGCAATTTTAGCACCACCATATATCTTCTCTCTCAATCCAAAACCGAGAGGTGGTATCCAATTAGGAGGATCTTTAGGAAAATCTGGTATTTTTATCTTTGGTATGCCTTTATAAAATATGGTGACTCTCTCCTTCATCCAGCCCAATATATTCTTCAATTGTCCTATAAACGCAGCAGCATCTTCCTTTAATTTTTTACCAGCTGCTTTCCAGTTTTGAGTTCCACCTTCTCCACCTTGGAATCCGAGATATAGTAAATTACCTACGTATTCACCAACCATAGTACCAATCCAACTACCAATACCTGGTAATAACCATGTTCCTAGTCCACCACCGACTGCTGCACCCGCAGTCTTGAATATCGTTGCTCCCCAAGGATCTCCCTGTAATCTTGAAAATACTGCTGTTAGTAGAGTTCCAAAAATAGGTATTTTTCCAAAAGTATTTTGAAATGCTTTGCCGAGAAGTTTTACATTATTCTTCCCCATAAATTTTAAAGCACCACGACCAAAGGTTCTCTTCATTCCATACTTGGTAGCAATACCTGTTTTTGCTCCCGAAGGACTTAAACCTGATGTCTTAGGTTGAACTTTAGGTTTAAATTTATCTGGTCTTTGACGTTTTAATCTCTCTACTTTTTTTAGTGCTTCTGCATGAGTATCACCTTGTGCTCTAAATCCATCATATGCAGTTCTACCATTTTTTCCAAATTGTTTCGTAAGTAGATCTTTTCTTTGATTTAATCTAGTATTTTTAAGTTTATTTTTATTTGGAGAAGTTCTACCTTTGTTATCTTTTCCTTTATTTTTACCTTCTTGAGTTCTGTCACGATAAAAATCCATTCCCAAAAGACTGAGAATAGCATCCATAGTCCCAAATGGATTTAATAATACAGTTAAACCTGCTAAACCTAGTACGAGTTTACCTAGTCCTGCTAATTTGTCTCCAAAAGTCTTTCCATTTACTAATTGATTAAAAGGTTTAGCTATACCATCAACGACTAATCTTTTTCCCCATTTAAGAAATGTCTCAAAGACATATTTAAAATTTTCTACAAATTCTTTTCTTCTTTCCTGTGCAGCTTTATCATTAAACCATGCTTCTAAATTTTTTAACTCTTTTAATGCAAACAGTTTTAATAAGAAAGCGATAATAGATGTTAATATCCTCTGGAAACCACCTAAAAGTGTATCTTTTAATTTACTACCAAATTTTCCTTTTGTACTATTTGCGTCTTTTGCCTGTTTCTCAAGATCCTTACCATCCATTAATTTTTGACTTTCTATCTCTTCTTCTCTAAGTCTATCTTGCTCTCTTTTCTTTCTTCTGCGTTCTGCTATTTCTACAAGTTTTTCGTTCTTTGCACTTGCTTTGTATATCTTTTCAAGGTTATTAACAGTTTTTGAAAGTCCAGATATTGAACCACCTAGTCTATTGGTTGCTAAAAGTGTTGTACGAGCTGCTTCATTCGAGGCAGTTGCTGTCGAGGCAGCACTACCTGGATTAATGAACTTGTACATTGAAATTTTAGCCACTAGACTTAGACTGTTGATCCTTCATTCGTTGATTCTCTTCTTCGAGAAATTGTATTAACAAATTCATGTAGATCTCTTTTTCCCAAGGCAGCAAATTTTCAATATGCTCAATTTGCCACTTATGATGATGAATTAATGCAAAATTAGTTTCATAATAACCACGCAAATCAGCGTGCATCAGGGCTATGCGAAAAAACTCGCTAGTCCTTCAAGTTTTACTTCACTCTCAACTTTTGTGTTAGGATTAGTCACTTTCAATGTATGCTGTAGTTTTGGCATACTTTCAAAGAAATCTTGCACTTTCTTAAACTGATCAGAAGTCATTTGATCTAGAAATGCATTAAGCTCCTCTTTTGGTAAGTCTTTACACTCATATACCTGTTCTGTATCTGCAATAGATTCGATACACCCAGCTGCCATTTTAAAGACTTGATCAACTCCACCTTCATTTTCTTGGAAATTCATTTCTACAAAAACATCCAAACTTGGATATTTCATGGTAAGAACAATTTCTTCAGATAATTTAATTTCCTTTTTATGACCTTTAGTCTTGTGAATTTTAATTTGGTCTAAAGGAATGGAAACAGGAACTTGTGTTTCACCATCATCAGGGCATGTCACATTTACTTCTACAGATTCACCAACAGACTTGGTTCTGATCTGTAAGAAAACGTATTCAATATCAAAGGTTGATAAATGCTCAACATCTTTAATATCGGTGCATGCTTTAATAATGTTCTTAATAGCAGTGATTAATTCTGCTTGTTCACCAGTTTCAGTTGCAATTAATAGAATTTTCTCTTCTTTTACGAGAAAAGGTCTAAAATTCACCACTCTGTTATCAGAAGGAAGTTTAAGTTTAAACTTCGGAGTATTTAATACGGGAAGTGCCATAATAATATATTTTCAGTTGTAATTATTTAGTTGAAAACCCTAAAGGGTCATTTTTTGGGACGAATTTTTTTCGGGGTATTTTGGTAAAAAAAGTCTAAATTATATATGCGATCTACCAGTAATTGTCATTATTGATAGCCCCTTTGCTAAATCCAAATCCATTTGCATCTCCTGTTGATACATGTGCACCATGTTGATTATTACCAATATCTACGTTGTTTCTTAATGCAGGGTTCTCAACAATAAATTCCTTATTGCTACCACCATTATAAAGTGGTTTAGCATAGAATCTATATCTCTCAAAGTTAAATGATACAGTCATTGACATAATTCTTGCTTCATTATTGTTTAACTGTACTGATCCAATGTTAGTTGGATATACATTTCTTAACTCCCACATACCATGACAACCGTAATACTTTGCTTGGTTTGCAATGTAATCTAGAGCCGATTGTTTAATTGCAGGATCACTTTTCAGGTAATTTAAAAGATTATTGTCCGCTATAGTGCTACTACTACCACCAAATATACCAGAACCATTAAGAATACCACCTATTTTTTTCACAGTGTCATTTTTATTCAGGAAATTCTCAACTTTAGGACCACCACCTCTCTCAAATTTGTATATTCTTACTCTTGGGCAGCAATACATGTTGTAAAAGTGTGTGTATTGATTAGCATCATTGTTCATCAATGAAGCCCATCTTTCAAAGATTACTCTAGTTCTTTGAGTTTTTGGCATCTTGAATGTCATATTAATCTGACTAAATGCATTACCAGTAGCATACTTATATGCAGATCCCACATTCATAATCTGAGCTGTAGTTATCTGTTTACTAGGTAAAGTTACACTATCAACATAGTAATCTAATAATAATTTATCGTCACCACTCTCAAATTTATCAGTAAGCATAGGAGGAGTAGCAAATTGCACTGTGTATATGTTAGTAAGAGAGAAGTCTCCTGCTTTCTTCCTACTAAAAGCCATAAACTCTTGCAATTTACTTGAAGATACATCTCCTGCACCAGGTATCCCAGTCGTCTGCGTAGCACCTACGTACTGGACAACATCTGTTATTACTTGTAATAATCCTCCAAACATTATACTCCCAACTCCTTTTCTGTAATGATCATGAACTTATATCCGTTATCTTGACAAACTTCTTCAGCTGCGTTCCATTTAGCTTTGTTGACAGCCCAAGTTAAAACTTCACTAACATATCTCTTAGTGATTTTCTTTTGAGTCTTAGGTTCTTTGGTTTGTTTAAATGGTTTTACTTCAACCATATACTTTTTACCTTTGATTTTGACATAGAAGTCTGGATAATACTTGTGCCTTTTACCATCAACAGGACTTACATAAGGAATAACAATCTCTTCACTACCCCATTCTTGTACGGAAGAATTCTGTTGGTCACACCAAAGCATAAACTTATGCTCCCAAGATGAACGGTAAACAATGTTGCGAGGATCGCCTTTATACTTATTTGGATTGCGTGGAATGTACTTTCCTTGTCTAAACCTCATAAATACATATGATACAAGTAATATTATTTAGGCAAAAACTTGAGCATTTTTAGATATCCAGAAAAACCTCCCGCACAAGATCAGGGTTACGGTTTAGCAGACGCTGAAACTGGTGCCATTGACTACCTTATGCTGCGTAGAGAAAGATTTGACTATGATGCTACAAATGTACCTGCATTTTATAATAGAGAAATACCTGGTAATAGAGCAACTGTAGTACAACATCCAGATAGATGTTATATTGCGATACCACCTGGTATTCAGACATCTTATGGTCCTGCATATAGAAGAGCAGACATTGGTGTTGCAGGTGTGACGGCAACAGGTATGTTGAATGGAAATGACAACGATTTTACAGACCTAGCAAAAACTTTACAAGATGCTGCAGGTGCTGCACTACCTGAGTTTTCTACCAACATGGTATTACAAATGGTAAACGGATTCAATAACTTTGTAGGATTACAAGGTAATTTGGATCTTAATGCTATTGAAAATCTACAACAAGGTAGAATATTCAACCCATATAGTGAGCAAATATTTCAAGGTATGAGTTTTAGAACACATAACTTTGCATTCAAATTCTTTGCTCGTGATGCACAAGAATCAAAAACTATACAATCTATTATAGATTATGTGAAGATTGGATCATTACCAAGAGTTCGTTCTGGTAATATGGGTAAAAAATATACTAATAACCAATCAACATTTAAGATTGATGGTAATGATAAAGTGACTTCTGTGACAAGAAAGGATGAGAAAAATTATAGAAATTTATGGCAAGATAATTTCTTTAAGAAATATAATGAGGGTTATGCTAAGAACAATAGATTTTTTGAGATACCTGATAGATTTCAATTAAGATTTGTCCGTTTTGGTGCAAACGCTACAGGAGGAATGAACAATCTAGGTGAAAGTACAAGAAGAGATTTGATGTTCAAGATTTATCCCTCAGTTTGTACTGGTATATCTGTAAACTACACACCAGATAATCAATACGTTGCTTTCAAGCAACCGATAGACGATGGAATCTCAGTTCCTTCAGTAGTTTTACAACTTAGTTTTACTGAGACAAGACTATTAACCGAAAATGACGTAGCAGTGGGGTACTAATGCAATACTTTTCTTTACTTCCAAATGTATTTGTTGGCGAGGGCATCACAGATGATGAACCCTATAGATATCGTCTGGTTAAAAATCTTTTTAGACGTACAAAGATTAGAGAAGACTTAGATCAATACATTACACTACTAGAAACAAGAATTATCCCTGATGGAATGAGACCAGAAGAGGTATCATTACAAGCTTTGGGTAGTCCATACTTAGATTGGATTCTTTTAATGGTAAATGAAATAACTGATGTGTATGAACAGTGGCCAAGAAGTGAAGAGAGATTACTTTCTTATGTACAAAACAAATATGATTTACCAGATGATGTACATCATTATGAAACTGTAGAAGCAAAATATAATGGTGTGATAGTATTGAATGAAGGTATAACAGTTAACGGTGATTGGAGAACTGTATTACCCGATGGGACTACACTAGGAGAGGAGCAATCAATATATCCTGTCTCAAATTATGAACATGAAAGATATCTTAATGATAAGAAAGCAGTGCTTAAAATACCTACCAATGCTGTTGTTCAATTCATTTTATCTGAGTTTGAAGAGTTAATCTCATATGAACCACATAAAGAATTAGATAAAGAAGGTAATAAGAAAACAGAATTGAGTGCTGCAGCAAGATTCTTAGAAAGTTCTGGTTATGTCACTGGTAGTGTTAACCTAGCAACAAGTATGGGAACTGTCACCTCATTTGATAATGGTCCTACTACAACAAGTGCTAATGTCGGAGTCGTAACTTCTACTACTACAACAGATACTACTACAACTACCACACCAGTAGGCACAGGAACTCAGGCAGCAGAGACTAACACATCATCGAGCAGCAGTACATATTCAAGTAGCAGTAGCAGTTCTTCTTCTAGTTCTTCATCAAGTAGCAGTAGTTCTTCATCATCAAGTTCTAGTTCCTCTAGTTCCTCATCAAGTTCTAGTGGAGGATACTACGGAGGATACTAAAAAACCCTTAAGAGGGCATTTTTTGGCGGGATTTTTTTTGCGATATTTTGGTAATTATTATATGTTTTCCCCTACGTAAGCAGGTATATCTCCATCGTCATCATCATCTTCTTCTTCAGCACTAAAAACTAATAACTCTTCACCATATTTTACACCTTCCATTTCTGGATGAGGTGCAGGTACTTTGTATCCTTTCATAACATCACTATATGATTTAACTGGTGTGTTATTGAAAGTTGCTAAGGTAGATCTCATCATCATGAACATATACACACAAGTCATACCAAATACTGCTGCTAACCCCATAAGGTATATAAAAACTGTGATGTCGTTCATTTCTCTAGTTTAGTTTTATCTTTATTTATGTTTTGTTCTTTCATATATTCCTCTCTACCATCTTTAGTAAAGACTTTTTTCTCATAATCAAAGTAAGGATGTGGTTCAGCACTTACAACAGGATCTTTAGTTTTATTTTTAATGACAATGAATCTATCCTTAGCAAAAGTTCCTGCTAATTGTACCTCAATCTCATCAGTATCTTTCCAATTTATTTCACCTTTTAAATTGGTATGAAGCATTGCTTCTTGTATCTTGTCAATAATTTCTTGTGTAAGTTTCATAATTAATCCTCGTGGTCATCCCATTGATCGGTTAGACCTTTGTTGTTAAAGAATGCTCTGTAAATTCCAAACCCTGATAGTAATACCAAAATTACTAGGATTGATATACCAAATGTTTGATTTGGATCAGCATTATAATGTGGTATGATAGCATTACACTTAGTCCATGTACCTGGTAAAGTATAAACTGGTGGGCAAGATAAAAAAATCATTCTTGTGATCTCCATTGTTTTCTCATTCTAACATAGATATCGTTTTTTGCAACCATATCCCTAACACGTTTAAATATTCTAGCAGACTTAGCATACTTACTGGTAGCATGATCTGGTTCTTGGGGTCTTACATTACCTTCATCATCATATTTCTTTCCTGTGTTATGATTAGCATAGCGTCTTGATCTGGTGTGACCCATCTCTAAAAACTTACGACACATATCCATGCCTATAAAATCTTCCTGTTCTAGGTAATCTAGATACATATCGAAGATAGTATGTGCAGACATCATTGCAATCTTTGGTGTCTTAAATCTCCAATGAGCACATATATCGTTAGTATAAGGGCGAACCAGTAGAACTCCTTGCTCTCCCCTTCCAATACGATAAAGTTTACGAGTCTCCTCGTCTGTAAAATCAAGTCTCTTATAATCGAGATCATAATCAAATTCCTTCATTAACGTCCTAGTAATTTTTGGATTGGTACTTGTTTAATCTTTTCTAACACATCTACTTCCACTCTGTCAACTACCTTGTCGAGTAAATCTATATCTATTTCCATGAATGGTGGTATGATAC